GGCATACTCAGCGCAGATTGGGTGCGTTATTGATAGATCGGTCTTGGTCAACGGGTCCCCCATGGGGACCCCGTTCATCATTGCACCGATAAATTCACCATTTAGGTACATGTCCTTCTGTCCTGGCCAGATAGCGAGGACAGCACCTAAAATAGATTCTCGAAGGTTCATTTTACGTAACAGTCTTCCTGTTACGTCATGTGCCTTCTTTACCGAGGGACGGTCCGTCGACTTCGTCCAGTCGAACGAGAGTGCGACGACCTTGTCCTCAAATAAGATGGATCCGCGCTTTGGATCGAGATGGGTGACCGACTCGATAAAGCGAAATCCTAATCTTCCCGCGACGAACGAGTCCCTCAAGAGTGGTTCACACTTGAGGGCCTCGATCGTCAGATGAGAAAAGGGTTGTAGAAACATGTCCTTCCAGAAGGATCCTGCTGTCACAACCCGACATTTTTGGTTCTCACGGATACCCGCGACGTTTGTTTTCCACACGTCCGGGTCTCCCGCGAGTATTTTTCTTAAGGCCTCGAACCAGATTGGCGTTAACTGCCCGCCTGTGTTCTCGACCGAAAATGGTGGAAGGGTGGGTAGGTTCGGGTACCGTTTAAGGAATCCGAACTTACCCTCCCGTGATTTTGAGCTCTCCGTGCATGAGGATGTCGACATCGACATCCTGAAGTGCGGAGAGATCCCTTCGGCGTTAAGGGCCACTCTGGATGTGACCGCCTCGATGGCAGCCTCAATCATTGGGTCCTTTTTATATTCTTTGACGGTCTTGACCTCATTAACGAACTCGTTAATAGTGGCCTTGACCATCTTTGAATCTGCAAGACCTCCCGCCCTCGTCTGTGTAAAGACTGAGACGCGGAACATCTTCTCTTTGGATGCTTCGTTGCTTATCCTGTTGAAGAACCGGGTGACCGGTGCCAACCAGGACAGGCGACGTAACAATATTGATGGAACTTCGTAATGCCGCTTCTCGTAGGCGGCCTTCTTTAGTCCCTTCTTATATGTTTTGAGCATCTTACAGGTCCCTGCGTAGTCCTGTAAGAGGTTCGAAACAAGATTATTCATGATGTGGTCGCTGAGGGAGTAAACACCCCCAGGACCTTCATCAGTTCCAAGAAATGCCTCCGGTAACGCCAAGATGATGCCCATCATCATGCCGTCAACGGTCTGCAGGATTTCTTTTAGGTGGAGTGTCCCCTTGTCCGTAGACAGGAGCTGCTTCACCTTGCATCGATGACAGGACTTCAGACGTTTATACCAC